ATGCTAGAATTATTAAAACCATTATTAACATAAATAACAAAAGCCTCATTATCATCTTTGGGTCTAGGTCTTGGGTTTTGTAAAGCTATAGCATCTGCTTTATGATGTTTTCTTCTAATTTGAGGGTGTTTAGGTTCGTATTCAGATTTATGCACAAAGGCACCATTCCATTCTTTTACCATTTCTTTATACGGAAATTCCATACCTGATCTATCAGATATTGCTTTTGCGTATTTTCCACGAGCATAAGCCATAATGACCTCTAATACAGTGTTGTAGGTCTGTTTCGACCTAATTTAGTTTTTACATGAACAAATTTACCTTTTTTAAATTTGCTAATTTTTTTATGCATATAAGTTTTACGAGCCGGTTTACTTTCATGCATCCTAATGGTTTTATCTACTTTCTTGTCACTTCTTAAAATCTTTTTTTTAGCTTCTCCTTCCGCAAACTCAGTATATTCTTTGCCAGATACTTCTTCCCCACGTTTTTGTTTATTTTTAATTTTTTGATTTTTTTTATTAATTTTATACCATTCAAGAGCTTTGTTAACAACTTTTTTACCAAGTCTAGTCCTTGCTCCTGCCATAAGTGTTGGTACGATTAAGGGGCCTGCCATAATTAACTCCCTGATGGGTAGTAACTTTGTGGTGTTATATACACCGAAGTTCTTTGTCCATCCTCTTCTAACGCTCTTTTTAACTCATCCTCATAAATTAATTTAGTAGTTTGTACTAACTGAGGGTTAAGTTTCATGCTTAAATAATAAGCAAGTCCTGCCACCATGCAAGGTATAAACCTAAAAGCAACATCTGCTTGGTTGGTGTAAGCTCCTGCGTCTTCAATACGTTTAACTGTATAGAATTTTAAATGCGTATAGGTACTTGCATTAGGTGTCTGATACAAAGTGATTGTAGGTGTGGTTTGACGATCAACATAATATTCTGATGGTTGCCCGGTAGCACCTTTATTACTTTTTGCTGCATAGTCACTTCTTGATATTTTAGTTAAAGCTACATCACTAGTTGAACTAGTTGTGCCACTTGAACTACTGATATAGGCTTCTAAAACATCACTGGTGTTAGTAGGTGCTGTGTAAGTTGCAGTTCCTGATGTTAATTCTTGTGTGTTTAATGACACTTTCCAAAGATGGATGCCACGATTACTCCACTCAGAAAACAGAATATTAAGACTACGTCTAGCAGACTTTAAGTCACGACCACTATTGGTTCTAACCCCACAACGCTCATAGGCTTCTTCAATGATATCATCGATATCTAAATCAAATGCTGTTGTGCCTGAAGTAGCCATGTTAACTCCTAAGTAATTTTAGTTTTTTTCTTTCTAGCCATGCCACAACCTTTTGCTTGTACCATAGTGCCTTTACTAGCTTTTATAACACCACGTCCAATTAAAACGTCTGCAAATGTTACTTTGCCGTCTTTGTTTAAATCAGAAAACTTTTTCTTTTTTTTCTTTTTAACAACATCTTTAGAACCGTCTTTTAAACCTTTTGCTTTTAATTTTTTTAAACCTTCTTCTAAACCACCTTTATTTTTTTGTGTAAAATCTGGTTTTTTATTTTTACTTAATGATCGTATTGCTGCTTCAATATCACTTACAGAAAATTTACCGCCTGATTCTCTTTGCTTTGCAAGTTCTTTAGCTCTTTTTACAAGTGTAGGATTTGCTGAAGCTTCAGCAATTTTAACTTTTCTTTTATCGATGTCAGCTTTTCTTTTTTTTAAAAATACACTCATACATTCTCCTAATATTCAATTAAACCACCATAATACTTTTTATCTATGGTTCGCACATTGGTCGGTTTTCCTCCAACCCCTTGAGCTTTCGCTCTCTTTCTTTTGACAGCAGAAGTCTTTTGACTTTTGCTCATACTTGCTGCTTTGGCAGCTGGTACACATTTTGGGTATTTACGCTTTGAGCCTTTTGCACTTTTACGCCCACACTTCTTGTATCCACCCCCTTTTTTAGGAGAACCAATATCTACCCAATCCTCCTGAAACCATTTTTTAAGTCCACTTGCCATTAAACTAAGCCTTTGTAATACGCCTTAGCTGAAGGGTTGCTTACAGTCATGCCATCTATGTCCATTTCTATCACTGAACCTGATGTATCACCTGACTCAACAAACGTACCTTCTTTGGCTGGTTTTGGACCTCTAAAGTCTTTTCGTTTCTTGCCTCTAGGGCCTTTGACTTTACCCGCACACACTTTACTAGCGTAAGCATTGGCATAAGCACTAGGATAAACATCAAATTTAGCTTTAGCAGCTGCTTTGCCTCTAGGGCATAGCTTTTGTCCTTTTTTCTTAGCCATATATATCTCCTATGTATGTATAAATATTAACAGTTTTCAAGTTTGCTATCTAGACCTAGCTTTTTTGATTTTCTTTTTCTTTTTTTTCTTTTTTTTCATAGGTGGTTTTGAAATCTGTTTGCTAATTTGTGCTCTTGTTATTGACATCTGCTATACCTCACTTTGCCGTAATCATCTCTTTCAGCAATTAAATACTCACTTCTATTGCGGTCGCCCACATAGGATGCATGAACCCAACCAGAGTTGATTTCGTCAGGATTATGAAACTCAAGAATGACTTGATCAAAAGCAAGATTATCATTAATGAAATCTGCTAATTCTTTATTTGACACACCCGGCACTTCAAAATCTGCCGCTTGACCTTTACAGTGTTGCGACCGAGATGAAGAACCAATTTTTTGACTTAACTCTGGTGATCTGTACCCAGAACTTATCATTACGGGTTTTTGGAAATAATCTCTTACAGGTTGCAAAATATTATCACAAAGTTTTTGTAAGCTTTCGATGTGTTCCTTGTCGGGATTGTTATCGATACCACATCGTTCAGCTGTTTGCGATTTTACTAACTCCGCTAGAGTAAAATTATCAGTTAATTTCATTTACTTCCTTTTAGTGTATGTAATCCCTCTGTAAACCAAAGTAATCTCCATAGTGGTCTCCTATAAAAAAGTTCATAGTGACCTTGTTGAGCATGGTCTATGCTGTCTTAATAAAATTCTTTAATTAAAACAAAATTAATAAAAGAATTAAAATTACTATAATAATATCCCTTATTTTACAACTTTCACAAGTCCAGCTGTCTTTATATGTAGTCCATAATTTATCTATATTTTTAAACATGTTTGTTAACATTTCCATCTTCTCCTCGCTTGACAAATACGTTTGTTAGGCGTTTTACGACAATTAATATTGTGCATTTTAGCTTGACCTGCACTTCTTGAACAATATGACTTACGTCTTTTTGCAGCTTTACTACCTTTTTTAACATCACCTGTGACAGCTGTTTTTAATTTACTGCCAGGATTCATACGACGATAGGCTTTCACACCTGCTTGCGTCATACCTGCACCGGACTTGGTAGATCTATAATTTCTTTTGTTGCGAACAGGCATACCGCCTTTCGCAAAACCTACCAGTTCATTTGTATATTGTTCTACACTAATTTCCATAATTAATCGTAGTTTTTAATAAATTCTGCAATGACTGTGTAAGTATTACCTGAATCGGCTGCACCTGGAACCACAAAGTTAACATCACTTTGGTTTGAATTAGATGAAGTGTTAGCAGGAATACCACCAAATTCTCTCAAATCCCAATACCCTGAATCAACTAATGTTACAATAGGAATATCGCCATCTGAATCTTCGAAATCTAATCTAGCAAAAGAATCACCACCATCACCATTGGCACAAGACCACCATATTCTTTGTGGGCTTACTGTTGTGACGGATTGTCCATTTTTGTTATCTGCTAATGCAGAGACATCTGCAAAGACTGTGGTACCACCTGTACCATCGGATTCGTTTACGATTTTAATTACTACTCTCTTATCGTTTTGTTGTAAAATTGTAGGTCCTGTTACTGTATCTGCCATGTTTCCCTCCTTAATTAAGAAACTAAAATAGTGCCTCCGAAGAGGCACTTAAATCATATTACGCTGCGTAACCTTTAAGTTCAATTAATAATTTACCAGCTGTGTAATCTCCATCTGTTGCAGCACCAGTTGTTAAATATAAGAACGAATCAGCAGCAGGTACGGCTGTGAAGTATACTTTACTACCTAAAGTTGCATCACCAGCGTTAACTAATAATGTTTCAGTTAAGTCGCCGATAGCTCCGTCTTCAACCCCTGTACCCTCTGTCGCAGAGTGCACATTGATATCTGGATCACCGCCAGTTGGTGCTTCAAAACATTCCATACTACCTGTTAGGATAGTACCGTTTGTTGCCGCAACAATCTGACCAATGTGACAGACTAGAGATGTTCCATCGACACCAATAATGTCACCAGAACCTGTTGATCTTAAACCTGTTAAATCTATTAAAATTTGTGTAGTGATAACGCCACCTGATCTAATTACAGAACTTCTGTAAACAGTACCAGAACCTGTGGTAATACCAGTACCAGCTTCTACTGACATTGTGTTGGCATCTAATGATGCTACACCAGTTGAGCTAATACTTGCTTGTGTTGTTCCGTCATCTTTAGCAGATACGACTGTAAAGCCGCCTACTGATCTGACTGGACCACTAAATGTTGAATTACTCATATCCATCTCCTAAATTAAAGAATACAGTCTTTAGGTCGTCGACTATACACGTCTGTATTCAGTTTGTTTGTATAGTAGCTTAATTATACCCAAAAAAAAGGGGACTCGGAAGTCCCCTTAATCTTTCCTCCAAATTACTACTTACGCAGCACCAGGAGAGCCGAATATTCCTCTAGGATCAGAGAACCCAAATGAATATCTTTCTCTTGCTTTAAATCTTACATTACCTGTATCGAAGTCACCTTCCATAGCAGTTTTGATTGGTGCTCTAACGAATTGTTTCATTCCGTTAGGTGCATCAGTCATAATGAAGAAAGCATCAGTATCAGTTAAGTAATGATTAACTCTGTAGCCTTGTGGGATCATACCCATTGAAGCCATAGCATTAATATCGTTATCTGATGTACCGACACGCTGAGGTGTTTTTAATATTCTTTCCGCTGTGAACTGAAGTTCTTTTGGAATGATTAATTTAGCACCTTGTAAAGCAACTTTAAGACCTCTTTCATCAACAAATGCAGCAATGTCAATTAACGCTTGCTCCATTGATGTTTCTGAAAGGTCAGCAGCTGTTGACAACTCGTTAGCAAATGTACCGCCGTTTGTTAGAGGGTGTACAGCTGAACATAGTTCAACTCCGTCACCGCCTGTGAAACTTGAGTTAAAAGCATTGTTAAGCACGTTTGCAGCTTTCACTTGTTTAGTGTTAGCCATTGAACGAGCCAATGCTCTTGTGTAACGACCTGCTAATCTGTCGTATAAATTATCCTCAATTGCTTCTTCTGTAATAGCAAAAGCCATTGCGATAGTTTCGTGTGTATATCTTGCTGTATAACCTTCGTTCGCAGTATCAAATGATACACCCTCGCCCTCAGATTTTACAGGAGCCGAACCGAAACCGGATAGGATTACTTCTTCTTCAAAAGCTCTATCAGAACTTTCTGAGTCAAAGATCTCACTATGCTCGTTTTCATATCGGTTGTATTCTAGTCCAAAAAGAGCGTTCAAGCCAGGCTCTAACTCTTTGACTAGTTGGGATCTTGAAATAGCCATAATTAACCTCCTAAGCTAGACCGGCACCTTTTTGGCCGAATATGTGGTTTTGAATTACTACGAGTACATTGGTTGCATCACTACCGACATCACTATTGTTAGGGTCTCTTGAAATATCGATCGCCTTTAGTGGTAAGCCAGCGGTTGTTGCACCAGTAGTTACATCTAATTCAGCACCGGATAAACCAGTTGTTGTGCTTCCAGCTGATGTATACACGATATCAAAGTTACCGAGTAGGTCAGCTATAGGGAAAGCAGCATCTGCTTGAATTTCGAAAATAACCATTGGGTCATCAATAATAAACGCTTCAATATCTGAAGCATTTGTACTTGCAGGATAAAAATTGGAAAAAGTTTCTTTTCCAGTGGATGGGTCTGTGTAGCGACATCCGTTAAAAACACCTACGATTGGAACTGTACCACCATCGGCATGTACTTCAACACCACCTCCAGTGACTTGCATTACCATGTCACCTTGGAAGATTGCTGTTCCATAATTCGCAGCTATTCTATAACGAGTTTGTCCACCAGTGAAGGGTGTTCCACCTACTCTGCCTACCGGACGCATCCCAAATGCAGCATCTTGGTTTGCCATAATTAAACTCCGTTAAATAGTTAAACAAATGTGGTTACAAAAGTTAAAAAATTAAGACTTTCTGTTACCACCAAAAGTTACACGAGACTGTCTGTCAATATTGACAGGCATCTCTGGTCGTTGTTCCTTTAGAATGTCGTTATCAACTGCTTTAACTTGGTCAGCAGTAATTCCTTGAAAATACTGCTTGCGTTGTTCGACAATTTCTTCTGGTATCCTTGCCAACACAAGGCCTCCAACCCCGATTAACCCCTGATGTTTGCCTTCATGGATTACTGGATAGTCATGGTCACCGATTTCGTTCTCAACTTCTTCAGCTCGAACAAATTCCCAACCTTCTCTGAGTTTTTTAGAAACATTACCTGAATCCATAAAACCCACACTTTCTACCCTAATCCACCTATGACAATAACCTTGCGGTGCAGGTGGTGCATCTAGACTTGATGGTGGCGCCCAAGGTTTATTACGAATATCCTTTTTTTCTTGGCTCGCGCGTGAGGTTTTCTTTACTGTACTTTTAGTCATAATCTACTCCTTCACGAATTTCGCGTATTCTTCTAGTGGCACCCCTAATTTTTTAGCTATCGCTACTTGTGAACGGGTGAGTTTCACGGTTCTGCGTCCTTGCTGTTTACGCCCCGCCGAGGCAACAGTTTGAACGGGTTTTTTATCTTCAACAAACTTGTTAGGAAAATAATCCCTCATTCGTTTATTAATCTCATTGTAATACTCATCAGAGTCTACTGTAAAGCCCTCGTTTTCAATTAAACCTTTATGCAGATTAAAAGCAGCATCGGTCATTACATTATCTGATCCAAACCAAGCATTATCTTCTGCCCAAGCTTTAGCTTTTGGGCTTGGCTGAACAACAGGGGCCTCTTCAGGTTGTTGCTCTAACTGAGTTCTTCTTTGTTCAGTTTCCTGTAGTTTAATTTTACCTTTTTCTTTTTCAACAGCTAAACTAGTTAACTCATCTTGAGCTTCTACCATTTTTGCGCTGTCTTGAGTATCAACTGCTTCTTGCAGTTTAATTTTTGCTTGTTCTCTTTGTGCATCAACTCTAGCATCAAACTCTTTTAAAAAAGTTTCTTCGCTGTTAACTTGATTTTTTTCAACATTAGAGTATTTATCTTGTAAACCTTTAGCATAGTCAAGAGCAGCTTTTTCTCTTCTCTCAGATTCTCTCATTCTACGTGTTAATTTATCTATACGTTTTTGTGTCTTTTCAGAGACATCTTGCAGGTTATCTTGAGGTTTTTCTTCCTCAACAATTTCAGCTTTATCGTTATTAACTGGATCTGTATACCCTAAATCAACTTCGGGGGTTGCAGTAGATTCTTCAGCAGTAGAAGGCTGCTCTACATCAATAGAACTTTCTTCAGCGTCATCTAAATCTAATTCAACATCATTTACTTGTGCTTCTGACATATTTTACTCCTAAAATAGTGCGAGGATGTCCTCGGGTTTTTCAATAGTCCCAATAATTTCATCATCATTAATGATTCTGTGTTCACCAAAACTAGTTTTAAATCTAGCTCCAGCATAACGACCAATGACTACAAACTGACCTTCTTTGCACCATGGTTTTAAAAATTTTTCTGTATCTTGGTAACACATGTCACCCATTTTTACGACATAGCCTACCACTGATGTCATCTCAGAAGTCTCTAAAGTCTGTTCTGATAAAGCAATACCACCTTTAGTTGTTTCAGCCATTTTCCACATTTTAAGTAAAATACGATAACCGACTGGGTCAGGTAATCGATCCATGTGTTTTAAATAATCTTGTGTGGGTTTAGGGCCTTCGCTAATGTAATCTGGTTTTATAATGCTTGGTTCACTTGTCATGTGTTCTCCTCATTTTTTTGCAGGTCTTTTAAATCCTGAAGCAGTGCTTCATATGCACCGATCTTGCCTTTAGCATATTGTAATTGTTCTAAGTTGTCCACCCCATATACAATATGATCTTTAGTTTCATCGACTCTTTTTCTAATAAAATGAATTAAACTTTGAATTGTATCTAGATCGTGCATTTATTTTTTCTTCTCTGGTGCGTATAAATTGTTAAAAGTGTATTCCCAATCCATGTAACTATCATGAGCTTCTGCTTTATGTGTCCATTGCGAAGGAATAAAATCTGGTGGACCATTACCGGTAACCCACATAGCAGGCGATGTTACCCTTACACGATTATTGGGCAGTGCTACAAAACAACCTTTCCACGGACCTTCGGTTAGTGCTAGAACATGTGATTGCTTGTGTTGTGCTGGATCATCAGCTATTTCACTGTTGGTATAATCTACGGTGAAGTAATATTTAGCGGTATAAAACTCACCTTCGATACGAGCCAACCAAGGACTAGAACTAGTTCGATCAAATACGATAATAGAATGATCCCTAGAAGATACATCCCAAGGTTGAGCAATATGAGTTGGCATAGGTGGTGGCATTTCATCTAGTGGTTCATCTTCAACTAAGGCGGTGATTGGCATACGCGCCCACATTGCACCACCATGCGGATTTTCCAAACGATTCTCTTCATCTTCACAACCAGTAAAGATAACTTGAAAACTTAAACAACGATCTGGAATGGTATTAACTGCTATAACATAACAGTGTAGAAACTCACCGTGATAAGCACGATGGTTATGTGTAAATTCTTTTCTGACCCATGCCTTTAAAACTAAAGGTATGTTCGATATTAAATGTGACAAATTTAACCCTTTGTTATTTTGTATCCCATTTTTCTAGCAGCTGCTCTTAAACCGGCAACTGACATTTTAGCTCCGCCTTTAGCATAACCTTTTGCCATCTTACCACCCATGGCTTTCATCATTTTAGCCCCGCCTTTAGCATAACCTTTAGCCATCTTACCGCCCATAGCTTTTAATGGTTTCATTGGTTTAGCTCTTTTTGCTGGTTTTGCACCGCGTGGTGCTCCTTTTTTCACTTTTGGTCCTACTGCCATGTCTTCCCCCTACTTAGTAAATTTACCGATTGATTTTAATCCAAAACTAGCTCCAATGGAAGCCATAATTGACCATTGTAACCATTCTGGAAATGTAGCTAAAAACTCTATACCTCTTGCAACATAGGGTTGAAAATATGGTATAAAGCTAAAAATTATGATTGCAATAAAACAAATTGTCCAGGCTTCATCTTTCCAAGAATCATCACTTGCCTTTGCCATAGCGGTTTCCCACTCAACCTTACCTTCCGCAACCTTTTTCTGCACAGCTGTTTTTGCATCTATCTCTGCTATTTTTAAATCAGATTTAGCTTTCGCTTTTTTTGCACTATGCTCAAAATAGCCCCCTACAGCCTTCGATAATCCAGATACAATTAAACCTACCATTATTTGACTCCTGTGAATTTTTTACCTTTGACTTGAATATCTTTAATACCTTGAATGTCGGATTTTGCACCATTTTCACGAAATGGGCAACCACCATTTTTTAAACCTTGTGGGTTGGGTCCTCGCTTAGGTGCTACAGTTTTAGTGAGACCACCGCCCTTTTTTTTAGAACCTTTAAGTAATTGTTTCTCTAATAACTCTGCGAGTGCTGCACCTGGGGCTAAATATCTAGCTGCTTTTGCCCTGCCTCTTACAAACTTTGTTTGCCCCTCCATTAATTTTTTTTTATCTTTGTAAAGTTTTGGAACATTAATCTCATCAGAAAATTTTTCTCCTTTTCTTCTTTGAGCAATTTTTCGACCAATATTAAATTGTTTTTCTGGTAAATCTAATGAAAAAACTTTACCTGTTGTTGTACCATCTCTTGAAGCAAAATTTCTAGCTGTTGCAATATTAGGAGTAAAATATCGACCTCTTAATGCTTCTGCGTTTATAGTGCCAGTATAAGGTGAATCAAGTTCTTCTCCTCGGTAAACTCTTTTATATCCTTTTGAAGGTTTCAATTTTTTATAACCTTTAACTGCTGCACCTACTCCTCTAACTGAAGGTCCAACGGCTGATAAATTTAAAGCTGTTTCTGCAATAGTACCAAGACCTTTTGCAAATGCTTTTCTACTTCCAGGATTTTTATTTTCCGCTCTGCGCTCCATTTCTAATCTTGTTTTGATTGGAGACTTACCACGTCTTTTACCGATATTTTGTGCCATTATACTATCCTTCCTCTTGTTCTACCACGTTTAGCAATTCCATCACCACGATTAACATCAATTATACCGCCACTTTTTTTCTTTTTCATAAGTTTTGGTTTTACTTTTTCCTGCAAAAATTTTTCTGTTTGAAAAGCATCAGGAATATATTTAAAAAAATCAGGAAGTTTTGTTTTTGATTCTACTTTTGAACCAGGACCAAATGCGTCTAGTTGCATGTCATAGCCTTTTTCTTTAAATTTTTTTAAAGCTTTCTTTCTATTTTCTTTCTCTTGACTTTTTAATGATGCCATTATTTATCTCCCTTACTAGTGTCCTGTTTTAACTTATCACGCATAATGTCTAACTTATCATCTGCAACTCGTATTCTTTCCTTACCAGCTTCCTCTGAATCCTCTCGTTCCATTTTTTCTAAATCAATACGCTGATCAAATTCACTGGCTTTTCTTTGTTCTTGTGCAACAAACTCTTCACCTCTGCGCTGCATGTCCATAGCTCGTAAATCAAGTTCTTGTTGTTTTAATCTGACTAATGGGTCGTCTGATGGTTGTTCTTGAGCAACTAATTCTTCAGTTAAAAGTTGAATACGCTCTGCGACAATACCTTCAAACAATTGTTGAAATGCTTCAGGGTCAGTATCTTGTAATTGTAAAACTTCTGGCTGTTCTTGCTGTATTAAAATAACAGCTTGAGCTCTTGCTTTGAAAGATATGTGTTCACTTACATGTGCTTGTAGTAAAGCGTACACTGCTGGATTCATTTGTACCATTCTAGTCCTCATAAATGCCATGTGTGAAAAGATATGTGCATCATGGTTTTGATCTTCAAAAGCTTGTGGTATTTCCATGCGTAATGCAGCTGCGTTTTCCATAGCTGGGTCTTTTGGTTCAGGTTCTTCTGGTTTTTTTAACAAAGTATTGATATCTTTTGTACCTAATGCTGCATACACACGACGATATGCTTCGTGTACATTGTGCATTTGCGGATTTGACTGTGCAATTTGCAATTGTGTCTGTGCTAAAGTCACTCTTTGCGACATTGAGAAGATATTTGGGTCTGCAACTGGTATAACATCAACTTCTGGATTAAAATCAGCCTGTTTTACCATTCTATCCCCGCCATAAACCGCATATGGGTACACTGGAGGCAGATATGAAGCAAAAACATTGTTCAAAAGTCTAAATTCTTGTCGCATTGCATAGTAGCAACGCTTATGTATAGCACTCATGACCCTCGAACCACGTTCTAAGAGCGCAACTGTGGTACCGACCGCTCTATTTTTACCATCTTCACCCACTTGCATGTCAGCAATCGCTGCAAAACGCTGTCCAGCTTGTACTACAAACCCTAAAAGTTGAAATAAAGTCTGACTTGGCTCCTTAAATGGTAGTTGCATGAAAGAATCTTGTATTCTTCCACCAACAATGTCGACATCTCTGAACTCACCAGGTTGAAACGGTTGATCATCGTCACGAATACGCATACCTCTGGTCTTAAATCCAGCAGGTAAGTTAGCTAATGTACCTGCATCAAGTAATTGTCTTAGTGATGCAGTAGCAGTCTTACTTAAACCACCAATCATATGTATTAAACCAAACCCATAAAAGCCTAAACCAGGTAAAAATTTATAATGCACAAAAAATTCTTTGCGTTTTAACAGCGGGTCGTTTGGTTCGTAGTTTCTGTAAATAGATAATATTTCTCTTGAACCCTCGTCTAAGGTAACAATGTAAGGTATCTTAATATTCTTTTCATCACTTTTATTTTCCGGATCTTCTAAATCTAAATCAACGTGCATCTCTAAAACATTAAATTGGTAATCACCCTCAGCATCTCCAGAACGACTTTGACCACTTAATTCGTTGTATTTATCTTGTACTTCACTATCTTCCATGCGACTAGGTAAAATATCTACATCACGATAAAAACCTATTTGTTGTTTTTTTAATATATCATTTTCGCTCATACGAACTAAATGTGTAATACGCTCACAGTCTTTTAAATCTGTAGCATAATAAGGCACGACTAAATCTTCTGCTGGTACAAATTTAGATACTGCTCTTTGCATAACATCGTCGAAATAAACTTTTTTAAAAGCAGATCCAGCAAGTGGTAAATAAAATAATAATTGATCAAACTCAGGGGTGTATTCTTCCATCTCCTCAGTAATCATATAGTTCATAAATTCTTCTACACGCTGTGCTTGTGCTTCTTTTTCAGGAGTCAAAGCACCAACGACTTGTGAACTAACTGGTCCGTCAGAAGGTAGTAATTCTTTGTATGCTTGTGCTTGAAATTGAGTAACAGATTCAGCCAACATTGGATGTGTTACTGAACTTGCCCCTTGGAAAGGACCATCTTCATTATTGTATTTAAAACCTAGTAAATCTAATCCAGAAGTGTATGATTTTTCCCAATCACCCCTTGATTCTTTATCTTTTTTATAATCAGCTAATAACTCATTTGCGATACCTGTAAGAACTCTTTCGTCCATGCCCTCAGCAAGGTTGACATAAAAATCTTGAGCTTCTTCTTGAACTGGCTCTTCAACAGCATCCTCGTCAGTAATTTCTACATCAACAGGTTCAACTGCATCTATTTCTTCTTGGGTTACTTCAATATTATCTTCGACTGCCATCTACATCACCTTAGTTTTTTTTGTTCTACCTAATTTACATTTAGCTTCAACATAAGCACCTTTTTTCGCTTTAATCTTTTGAAAAGGCATGGCTGAGGGAACTTTGCCAACATTTTTTAAAACATTAAATCTTTCATTAGTTTTTGATAAAAGTCTTTTAGTTGCTGTATTTCTATCTTTTGTTAATTTAATTAAATCAGGTGGTTTAATTTTACTTTTTTTTCTTTTCATTAAATCTTGAAAAATTTCTAGTTTTTCCAAGAAATCTGTATTCATAGGTTTTTTTGCTTTTGTATCCATATTTAGATTTTACCACGCAAATATATCGACCACCATACCACCCTTATGGTAGCCATACAATTTAAAGTTTTTGTCCTTCATGTTGGGTGTAACTTTAATAGCAAAAGCATCATAGTATAAAGCAGGATCGTCTGCGTCTACTTTGATATATTTAAAACCTCCACCTCTCATGTTGATATAATCTATTGCATCTTGTTCATTTTTAAAAGCTACTATGTGTTCTTTTAACTCACTCTCTGGTAATTTACCTTTACCCATATAGCTATTAAGTCTTGAAGCACCAGCACCTTCAGTTTCAAGATCTGAAATTATTTTAAATGGTTTTTTTGGATCTGATTTTGCAATTTTAATAGTTTTTGCTTCGGTGCCATATTTCTCAGCTAATTTTTTCATCGCTTTTGGTAACGCTGCCATTTTATTGTAATCATCTTTTGAAAAATCTCTAAAAGTGTTTTCACCAGTCGCAGGGTCTTTTATTTTTGTTCTAGCTTTACCACCTTCAAAACCCGCTTTGCCTCGAGCTGTGCCATAGAATTCATAATTGCCTATCAATGGGTCTCTTTTTGCAGCGTGAAGTCTCTCAACAGGATTGACTGCAACCCAAGTATCTTTCTTATATTTTCTTGATGCCACCATGTTAATTAATTCTTTAATATTATGATTGGCCTGTTCTTGTCTATCAAAAAATGGTTGAAAGGTAATATTTTCTTGACCTTCATAATAATTCGATATAGGCTCGCCATCTCTACCAATCTTAGGCCTTGCCATTTCGTTGTAAAACTCTGCGACTTGATTGTTAGGTGCATTGGGATTTAATTCTTGAAACCTCCCTTTGCCTCTTGTGGTTTTAATGTTTTTCTGTCCCATCAAAGATTCGTCAAATTTTTTAAGTTGCCTTTGAATTTTTATCATTTCAGTTTGTTCTATACCCATACGTTGATTATCAATCATTTCTCGTATTTTGTCATACTGAGCTGATAGATAATCTTTTTCAATATTTTTTGATGGCATTAAATTTACTGGGTTTACTCTTTTTTTATCTTTGTCTGCTTGTAACAAAGCTCTGCTTGATTGTTGTATGTCGGCTTGAATTTCATCAATAGTAAATACTTTTATATCTTCGTTTGTTGTATTCGCGAGATCATCAGCACCTTTTGTTCGCATGCTGTAACGCATGTGATAAAGCTGTTCACCAACATCTTCAGTAGCTGATATTTTAATATTTTCATAATGACCACCTAAACCTTGACCTTTTATTAATTGACCAGGTTCAAAAAAACCATCTCTGTTTAAAAAATCTTTATCTCTAAAAAATACAGGTTGTTCAAAGTATCTTTCCGCACCTCTGATGCGGTACGTTTTGTGAGATGAATGTTGTGTATTAGCAAAATCGAAAGGATAGTCATAGTTATCTAATTTACCAGCTTTCAGTGCATCATCTATGCTGTTATCTGCTGTTTGTCTTAATAAAGCCAAATTAGCTTTATCGGTTTGACTTAACAAATTTGTATTAAATTGTTGTTCAAATTTTTCTACAGCTTGCATAAATTGTGCTGGGTGATAATTCAGATCTTTAGGTGTGCCTGCATCAGTTTTTATTAATATATTAAAACCGGCATTTTTAAAATTATTTGCACCTTGAGGGTCGCCCTGCGCAAATTCAAGTAGTCTTAATCTATTGTCTCTAAAGTTTTCAAAACCATCACCTGTTATTTGATAATCTAAACTAGCAGCTGCTTTTGTTTCGTCAGTCGGGTTTTGAAAATCAAGATCTTTTAACATGTCTTTCACATATGGACTTTGCATTTTTCTGCGAACTTGTGTTATTAAACTATCGTGAAAATCAACATATTTTTCCGCGTCTTGTAAAGGACCTTCCATGATATGACCGAACCTTCTTGAAGTAGTTCTACCCGCAGGACTGTTTTCAATTAAACGACGTAATGTTTCTTTAGATACAGGAAATTGAGCTTTTACTGCATTGTGTAAAAATCCGCCCACTAATTTGCCATCGTTGTCAAAAATTGCAATATTAGCATCGGCTAATTCATCTGGACTTAATTTTATTTTTTGTCCAGAAAATTTGGTGCCTGTGTATTTAGCACCACCAAACTCACCTCGAAGTCCTGCCTTAATATCACTAACCCAAATATTTGGATCAATGGCTGTTTTAGATTTTTTACCCATACCGGATGGATGTAAAGCAACAAAGTCATAAAAAGACGAACCACCTGGAGGAGTATACTGATTCCAACGCTCTGCGTTTGGGTTGTTCATTTGACCGCCATAGCTTAGTGGATTTTCATTTACTTCTGTAGCTATTCTTCGATTGAGCTCTTTGGCTTCTTTATTTGCTTGTGCAATTCTTGCTACAGCAGGATCACTTTCAAAAGTTTTTGCAATTTGGTTTGGACTTAAAACGGGAAGATCAGTCGGTGTGTTTTGACTGATAAATTCGGCTTGCTTATCTATAACTTCGATATCTGTTTTAGGCGGTGGTGTATCTAAGGCACCGTTTTCTACTTTTTTACCTATACCTTGATAATATTTTTTACCTAATTGAAAGAGCTGTTTTCCTCTTTTAAGTGCAGGTACCGTACCCACAGCGACAGCACTTAGACCAGCAAGGATACCTAAATTTTTAAGGTCATCCTTTCTTTCTTGTTGTCTTTCTTGATACTTATCAACCATGTCGCAGCCTAGTAGTAGTTATAGGTTTTCTCCGGACGATCTTCATCATCTTTATAATCTGAGTATAACTCAACAAAGTTTCCCTGACGATACCTTAGTATGGCCTGACTCGTAGAATCAACATAGT